TGACACTTGTGTTCTTTTAATAATTGTATGTCTTGTTCTAGTTTAACTACATTACCTTGTTCACGTTTAAGATCACGTTCTGTTCTTGCAATAGCATCTGTAATGTCATCATGATCTTTTTTACTTTGATTAAACTTAGCCAACTCTTTATGACTAGCAAGTTCTAAATCAATATCAATCTTTTCTAAGTTTTCAATAGCACTGGTTAAACTATCTATGTCTTCTTGTTTTTTGTTAGCCCACATAGTTTGTCTACGCTTCATAGACTCAACCTGTGCTTTCATTTGTTCGTTAGCGTCCTTTTGAGCATCAATTCTTATTTCTTCTTCTTTGATTTTATCCTTAGTTTCTTTTAAGCGTTCTTTAAGATTAGTTGCCTTTTCTGAAAGCATGGTAATACCAAGTAACTGCTCAATGATATCCTTTTGATCGTTTGCTCTTAAGTTAAGGAATGGTTCTGTATAAGTGTTTAACGCTACTAAGTGTTTGAACATTTCATGACTCATGCCTAGCATGTGTTCAATAGCCTTTTGTGTTTCTCGACTATCGCCCTGTGCCATGTCTGTGATTTCTTGCTCGTCGTCACCTACAAAAAAACGCATGACATTTTTCTTACGTCCACGTTCTATTTTATATGTTTGTCCTTCATGTTCAAAGTCTAAACTAACCAACATGCCTTTTGAGTTAGTTTTATTGATCAAGTTATCACGTTTAATATTAGTCAGTGCTTGACCAAACAATGCGTATGAAAGGGCATTGATGATAGTGGTCTTACCAGTACCGTTCCTAGCGCCACTATCATCGCCTCCGAGATCAATATTAACACCCAATACCAGTGTTAAGTCTCTGCGGTCAAAGTTAACTGCTTGTGTGGCATTACCCACACTCATAAAGTTTTTAACTGTTAGTGTTTTTAGTTTGAACAATTATAAATCTCTGTAAATTTCTAGTAATAGTTTAGGATCGTAATGATCACTTTCTATTGATGTTAACTGATTTGTCACTATTGTGTCAACTGATTCGAACTTCAACTCCCCAGGTTCTGCCACCGATTCCATAATATCTTTTTTAACTGGTATCAGTGTAAGTTCTCTAAGATTATACTTGCCTACAAATGTTTCACGAATAAAACTTGCTTCTTCATATGATATATCAATATTCAAGTTTACACGAATGTGCATTTTTTCTTTTAATAATTCATCAGGATTGTTTAACATTTCATCTAAGTTGTAAACACGATATCTAGGCTGTTGAGGCCAAGAATGATACACAGGATCTTTACCCCATTCAATAATGGTCATACCTCTGTCATCATCACCTGCGTCAGCATAGTTGTGAGGAAAGCAATTACCAGTATAGATAATGTTGTTATGGCTTTGACGTTTATGGAAGTGTCCTGTATAAACCTGTTCTAAGCCACGAAAGTCTTCACGCTGTATCTCGCCTGTGTCAGGCATCTGCACCATAGCATTCATAAAGAAGTGAGGTAACTCTAGATGTCCAAACGCATAACGTCCTTCCATCTTTTTAACTTTCTTTGCTTCGTCACCTACTAGCCAAGGTATAAACTGTACATCACCTTCAGAATAAAAGTCATTCATAATGTGTACGTTTTTGATATGTTTAGCCCATGACGCTGACTGTATGTCGCGTTTGTCTCTGTAGTATAAGTCGTGATTACCTGGAATGAAGAACACACGATCAAAAGCATCGCCTAATAATTCTAATGCTGTAAGACTATAGTTTAATGTAACAATGTTGATTGCCGCACGGTTGTTGTGCCAATCACCCATCATGATACAGGTTTCGCAACCTTCTGCCTTGGCTTTTTCAATAAACCATTTTACAAAATTTAAACAGTCTTCGTTGTGTGTAGTTGAATTGGATTTTAATCCAAAATGTATATCTGTAAGGACAGCCGCCTTTTTAAATAAATTACTCATACCTTCCTTGAATGAATAAAACTAATACAGACTAGTTTACAGGACTAGTCTGCTGTTGTCTACTTTTTTGGCTTGATAGTTGTTACTTTGCCTGGACCTTGTGGATCTGAGTCAGTAACACCTTCGTTCTGTCTTGTCCAACTTGGATTAAGTCCATTCATTTCTAAGATATCATCTCTAATGCTTTGATTTTTCTTTTCAATGTTAAGCACACGAGTAAATGAATTGGTAATGGCCGCAGTGTAATAAGCAAATGGATTGTCTGATTTTGACTCATCAAACTGTAGACCAATTTGTGATAGTTGAAGTAGCGCCTGTCCACGCATTTCTTCGTTGTAGGTATAACCACGCCAGTTACTACGTGTAGCATAACGCTCACATAGTTTAATAAACATGTTGGCTAACTTCATAGTCATTTCACCGTGGTCTTTTGAAAACTTACCTGTTTCCAAATCACCTTTCCAATGACTTTTACCAACTAAGTATGGATTACCCTCTTCGTCAACTTTGTAGTGTTGAAATGGCGGAAAGTTAACTTTGGCATGTACTTGATCGTCAATACCATAGTCCTCTTGATCTCTTGCTTCGTCAATGTCGTCAAACATTTCTTCAATCTTAGCACGTTTCTTTAACTGTGCTTTAGTAGGCTTTTTATCCACCATTGGGATATGATCCCAAGTCATAACACGGAATACTAATTCAGTATCTGCTACGTCTTTAGGTTCTAGAATAACACCGTCAATCTTTTTAGCACGAGCAATTTTATTAGCACGAGCTTCTTTAATGCGTGTTTTATTAATCTTACTAACACTATCTACAATAATATCAAAATCTGAATCTGTTTCTTTGTTTAGATATTTGCAGTATGTTTTTTTACTTTTGTGTATTTCTGCGAGAATGTCTCTGTTGTTAAGATAGTTGACTCTACGTCCACCTCTCATAATTTTTTGTTCTGCCACAGTTGCTATCTCCATATAAGTTACTATTAATTATACATGTAAAACAACCCCTGTCAACCTTTTTTGGTTTAGCTATTATATTGGGTTATTATTATTTAAATAAATAGTATGTATAAAGAGGAATAAGAATGGCACAAGATCCAATTAATAATAGAAAGTTAGTTACTCCAGCAATACAAGTAGGTGTAGAACAAGACTTACCTACTAACCAACCTGCGGGTACAAGTTTTACTGCTGAAGAATACTCAATGTTGCGTAATGAGTCACAACTAGCACCTAACTTTCAGGTAGACAGAGGTCTAGGACAGGGCAGTAATAATGTAAATTATAATAGTCCTGCCCCTCAGAACGCACCTAACTTTGCTCCTATCGAAACTAACGATTCGGCTATTACCTATACCGGTGCTACTCCTCAACCAGATTTTACAGGTGTTGGTACAGGCAGTCAAGTACCAGGTGAACGTGCCATTACTGGTCCTGGAGAACAGATAGGTCCTCAATTTGGATCAGGCGAAACCAGAGGCACAGGAACAATTGGTGGTGATGCCGCTATCACAGAAGGCGATCAAATTGGACCAAATTTTAGTAACCCAACAGGCACAGGCCCAGAAACACCTGGCGGTGGTGGATATGTTCCTCAAGATGTACAAAAAATTGAAACTGGTCCAGTTACAGTATCAGCCAAGGCTGGAACAGAAGATTGGCGTTTAAGAATTGGTCTTATGCCAGGCAGTGATGTATTATACAGAGACGGAAATGCTTACAGTATATTATCGCCATTATTAAAAACAGATGGTGTTGTATTTCCATATACACCAAACGTAATGGTTAACTATCGTGCTAACTATGACAAAATATCACCAACACATTCAAACTATCCAACATACTTCTATCAAAGTTCAGAAGTAAGTGATGTACAGATTAATGCTACATTTACAGCACAATCAACAGACGAAGCAGACTATATGATGGCTATGATACACTTCTTCCGTTCAGCAACTAAAATGTTTTACGGACAAGATGCTAACAAAGGAACGCCGCCACCATTAGTCAGTGTAACAGGTCTTGGGCCTAATCAGTTTAACTTTCACAAAGCGGTAGTAAGCCAATTTAACTATTCTTTACCAGATAATGTTGACTACATTAGAACATCAGAAGGCGGAGTAGGAAGTATCAAAGCTCAGTCAACTAGAGCAAATTTAAGTGGTGGATCGGGTAACTTTGGTATATTTGGTATTGCTAGTCGTATTGGTAGATTATTTGGCATTGGTGCTGACGTTGGTGCTGAACAGCAATTTCAAGCGGCCAACGAAGGAACTAATTTGGCTAGAGCAGGATCAACATACGTTCCAACTAAAATTGAAGTTAGTTTAATTCTATTACCAGTAGTAACAAGAGCAGAACAAAGTAAACAGTTTAGTCTTAAAAATTATGCCGACGGTGCTGGACTATCAACAAGAGGACAATGGTAATGGCTACAAAATACACACAGACATCACCTTATTTTGAAACAGCAAAAACTGCAGGCTATCTAGATATAATGAAAGATAGACCTATACCTAAACAGGTAGATGATCAGGTTATTGAAATTAATCAAACATATCAACATCGACCAGATTTATTAGCCAATGACTTGTATGGTGATCCTGGTCTATGGTGGGTATTTGCACAGCGTAATCCAAACTCAATTAAAGATCCAATCTGGGATTTTAAAGTCGGATTAAAAATTTACTTACCTAAACAATCAACACTTAAACAAGCACTAGGAATCTAGTATGCCTACAATAACTGAAGTATTACAGAGGCAGTCAGGAGCAATACAGGGCATGGATCGTGCCAATGCTGATGCACAGACTCGTTTAAGTAATTCAAATTCAAGTAAGCAACAATTATATGATGCAAAAAATGATGTGCGTATTGCTAGTCAAGAAGGTGCCAATGCTAGATACGAAGCCACTGTTTACAAAAGCCAAAACCCTAGCGAATATGACGGGCAAATAACAACTAATAACGAATTAATACAACAAAGACGACAACAAAGTTTTCAAACAGTTAATCAGATTAATCAACAGATAGGTCCAGACTTTACTCCAGTAGTTGAACAAGACGGAGTAGGTGGAACCACTGCTGTTACAGGAACAGATGAAAACACAGCACCTGACTTTACACCTGTTAGAGGCGAAACACAAGGCGCCACATCATCGGGTGCAATAGTAGACAATGATGCACAGGCACGTGCTGATGGGGCAGGAACACAAACACCTTATCCAAGTCATTTAACAAACTCAGCAGGAGAGCCTGTTGTTCAGTCAAACGCAGATCGTATTCCAACATCACCATACGGAACATTTGCTGATGCGCCTGTAACTCCGGACATATTAATTGGCCAACCTGTATCTGCAGATGACGCACAAGATATACAAGATAACACTTTTATAACATCAGCTAACGGTGGAATAAAAACAGCATCAGCATTCTACGAGAATTTTAATGCTTCAGAAAATCCAACAAACAAGTACGCACAGTTAACTTATAATATTGAATTATATCTACAGACACCAGAACAGTATAAACAATTATTAGTCACACAAAATAAAACAACACAAGGTCTCAAAAAGATATTACAGAGTGGTGGTAATTCTGCTAATGAAGATGTTATATTTCCGGACCTGTATATAGATGATCTAGAAGTACAAGGACTATTTGCTGAAGCAAATTCTAGTCCACATAATGTTACAAGAATGAACTTTAACATCATCGAGCCAATGGGCTACACGTTTTTTAAAAAACTAAAAGAACTATGTGCGTCAGCAGGAATGAAAGAGTTTTCAAAACAACATTATCTCTTGGTCATTAGATATAAAGGGTTTGATGAAAACGGTAAACAATTGAGCGAAGCAGATGATGATAGATTAAGTAAATTTATTCCATTTGTGTTTTCAAATATTAGAACAAGAGTTGCTACAGGTGCTATCACTTATGAATGCCAAGCTGTGGCAATTAATCACGAAGTAGCACTGAGTTCAAAACGTGCTACTATTCCTTTTAATGTTGAGCTACTAGGACAAACTCTAGGTGATCTATTTAATGCTACTAGTAATGTTGAACAACTGCCAGCAACGTCTACTAGTCAAACTACAGCAACATCACCATGGGGTACAACTGAAACAACAGTTACTCCTGGTATACTTAAAAGCCAAGCTGGTACAACTCAGCAAAACAAAGGTATTGTAGAAGAGCTAAATGAACAGCAGAAAAAGTTGGCTAGAGAACAAGGCTACAAATATGCTGACAAATATAAAGTTACATTTAAAGGTGACATAGGAAAACAAAAAATTATTTCCAGTGAAGCACTGTTAACAGTTAAAAAATCTAAACCTATGTCTGCGTCGGCACAGGCCGCGGCCAATAGTATTTTAAATAGTACAAGTTATGATAAGTCAAGACAGATTTATGCTGTGCCAGCAGGTCAACAGATACATCAGTTTCTTGACATCATGATTAGGTCTAGCGAATATATTTCAAAACAGCAAACACATATCATTGATCCAAAAACAAAAAAAGTAAAACCTAATCCGTCACAGAATAAGTTCTTACAATGGTATCACATTGGTGTTAGAGTTCTTCCTATTGCCTGGGACGACAAGCGTGGTGACTATGCCTACGAAATAGAATATATTATATCACCTAAACAGATAGCAGATACTTACTCTCCATTTTTTCCTAAAGCCCCATTTAGAGGAGTACACAAAAGTTATAGCTATTGGTTTACTGGAGAAAACACAGAAGTACTTAACTACGAACAAGATCTAAATACAACATTTTTTGTTGCTATGGATGGTAGAATACCACAAGAAGATCAAGAATCAACAGAAGACAGTCAACGTATTACATCTAAAGCATACGTTAATAAGTCTGGAGCCAGTGGACTAGGACAACCAGGAGACACTGCTAGTCCTGCAGAACAGGCCGCTGATGTGATTTATTCAACTGTAGACTTTGCTACGTTTAATATGGATATCATTGGTGATCCAGACTATGTTCAACAGAATGATGTACTATACACCAGTGGTGATACATTTGAACCGTTTATGCCAGATGGCTCAATTAATTATGACAGCCAAGAAGTTTTAGTCGAAGTTAAATTTAGAACCATGGAAGATTATAAAGAAGATGGCAGTGCTGATCTCAAAGATCCACTATTCACTGACGGTACTAAAACAGCCAAAGGATTAATTTACAAACTTACACATGTTACTAGTAATTTTAAAAAAGGTGTAATGACACAGAGTCTACGAGGAATACTAAGAGAATTTCCTGAAACAGCAACTCAAGAACCTGTTCAGAGAGAACAAGAAGAACAACCATTTGTAGGACCTACTAGAGGCGGTATGAACATGCCTGGATACAAAGCAGTTACCTATGGTGCTAACAATTATGCTCCAGACTTTACTCCGGTAAGTGTTAAAGGAAATAAAGTTCCGGGTGATGCGGCAATAACGTCTGACTCGGACATAGCACCTAACTTCACACCAATTAGCACAGCACAAAACGGACAAGGTCAATATGACACAGCAGGACCTATAGGACCTAACCTGGGACAAGTAAATGACAATGGTAACTCAGTACCAGGCCAACGAGCAGTATCAAATAACCAAACAGCACCTAACTTTTTACCAGTCAGGGGTGAAACACAAGGTAATTAATAAAGTATGGCAGAGAATCACATAAGAGGAAGAGGAACCCCTAAGGGTTATAAATTTGGTGCAGGTAATCAGATACCTGCGGAATCGGGTCCTTATATAGGCATTGTTAAAAATAACATTGATCCTACACGTGCGGCTAGACTACAAGTTTATATTGAACAGTTTGCTGGACCTGATGAAAAAGATGAATCAAACTGGAGAACTGTAAGTTATCTTCCACCTTTCTTTGGCTCAACAGAACATTCTGGTTCAGCAGTAGGATCAGGAAACTTTGTAGGCAATAAACACAGTTACGGTATGTGGTTTACACCACCAGACATTGGCACCAAAGTATTGTGTTTCTTTGTAGCAGGTGACCCAAACAACGGTTACTATGTAGGATGTATTCCTGAAGACAGTTTAAATCACATGGTACCTGCTATTGGTTCAGCAAAAGAATACGAAGTAGGCTCAGAAGGTAAATCATTTGTGTCAGGTGCTAGTCAAGTTCCTGTAACAGAAATTAACAATGAAGATCCTACAATCAACGAAAACCCACAGTTCTTTAAACAACCTAAACCTGTACACAATGTTGTAGCAGGTACACTGTTTGGACAAGGTCTATTAAAAGACAATATACGTGGTCCTATTACTTCAACAGCACAGCGTGAATCACCTAGTAACGTGTTTGGATTCTCAACTCCAGGTAAACCTATATACTCAGGTGTTAAAGGTGTTGAACAAACAGAAATTAGATCAAAACTACAGAGTGGTGAACTCAAACCTGAGGATGTTAAAGTTGTAGGTCGTAATGGCGGTCATTCGATTGTGCTTGATGATGGTGATATTGAAGGTAAAGATCAACTAGTAAGAATTAGAACTGCTAAAGGTCATCAGATTATTATGAGTGATGACGGTAACTGTTTTCACATTATTCACGCCAACGGACAGACATGGTTAGAGTTCGGTCAAGAAGGAACTGTTGATGTATTTGCTACAAACTCAGTTAACGTAAGAACACAGGGTACTATTAACCTACACGCAGACAAAGACATTAACATGTATGCTGGCGGACACATATCAACATATTCAGAACTATCAACTAGAATGGAAGCCAAAACAGATTGGGCGGCTACAGGTATTGCGTCTGCTACAATGTACAGTAAACAATTTGTTGGATTACGCAGTGATAACACTGTGGCCACAGACGCAGGTAAACTATCAAGCATTAGTGGCGGAGATAGATTAGATGCCAAGGCTGGTACAATTAATCTTAACAATGGCGGTGGGGTTCCTGTATCAGCTAATCAGTTGCTTAAGAAAAACAAAGTTAGTGACACAAAACTAGGTGCTAACGGTTGGGAAGTAGAGTATGGAGAACTAGAAACTATTGCTACTAGAGTACCAAGTCACGAGCCATGGCCATTCCATAACCTAGGTGTTGAAAATTCTGTACAGTTAGGTAAAACAGCAACGTCAACACTAAGTCCTGCATTGGCAAGTAAAGCATCAAATATTGCTGGTAAGTTACCTACTAACGAAATTACATCCAGTGACTTTGCTAAACAGATACCTGCAACAAAATCTATCGGTAGTTTAGATCAAGATCAAGTTACAGGCTTAATAGCACAACGTGCTAACGATGTTGGTCAAAACTTTACTGATGTATCTGTAGACAAAGGTATTGGCAAGTATGGTATTTCACCAGATCAATTAGAATCATCAGGATACTTGAAACCAGGAACAGTCAGCAAATATATTAAAGATCCTGCATCAACAGTTACAGACGGCTTTGGTAATCAATCTACACAGTTAGAGTCAGTGCTTAAAAATCCAAATGTGTGGACTGGCAAAGGCAGTGCTAATAACTTAACTGGATTCCTAAATGATAAGAATGCACAAACACTGGCACAGCAAGATATTTTATCAAATAATTTAAGTTCATTAAAAGCCAAGGGTGTAGTAACAGGCACAGAGTCTGCAGAAGACTTAGGTGGAATATTAAATGCAAGTTCAGCATATGGTGCCGACAATGTTGCTGATTGGGCAAAAGGCACAGGTGGCAATACTATGATTAATAACGGTATTGAACAAACTGCACGTAACGGCAAATATTCGGTTAATATGGTTGATACAAAATTAACAAGTTTAAACAAGAGTTATAGTAATCCGGGTGCTTATGCAGGTACTACAGACAGAGAAACACTAGACAATAATGTTAGTCAAATTATTAGTGACCAACGTGCAATACCCCCAAAACATACAAGATAAATAATACACTATGGCAAGATTCTACGGATACAGTTCAATTGATAGAAACAAAAAGTTTCGCTTGGAAGACTTTGAATTAGTTAAAAGAGACTTACTAAACAATCTTTTAATTAGACAAGGTACTATACCAGGAAGACCAAATGTTGGTACTTCTCTGTGGGACTATCTATATGAAGTAATTGACGACGCAACGTTAAATCAACTTGATAACGAAATGCGTAAATCTATAGAGCGTGACCCAAGAGTTAAAGTTGAAAATATATTATTCTATACACAAAACAATGGTTTACTCTGTGAAATTTCAGTTAAGACTGTAATGTCAAGCGAAGCACAGATGCTTAAACTATTCCTCAATACAGAAAACCTCACAGCCAACTACGTATAATATACCCACTTAATTAAAGTGATAAATACTTATAACAAAAGGATTATAGGTATTCTATGGCTAAGACTACAAGACAAACCGCTATTTTTGGGGCGGAAGATTGGAAGAAGTTATACCGCACTTACAAAGAGGCTGACTTCCAAAGTTACGACTTTGAAACTCTACGTAAGTCAATGGTTGACTACTTACGTCTGTACTATCCAGAAACATTTAACGATTATACAGAATCAAGTGAATTTATTGCACTGCTAGACTTAATGGCATTTATGGGCCAAGGTCTTGCTTTCCGTAACGACTTAAACACCAGAGAAAACTTTTTAGATACAGCAGAGCGTAGAGACTCTGTAGTTAAACTTGCTAAACTTGTAGGGTATCAACCTAAACGAAATCTTAACAGCCATGGATTCTTAAAAGTCACAGCAGTTCAAACAACAGAATCAGTCTTAGATTACAACAACTTTAATCTATCAGGTATTACAGTTAACTGGAATTCAGTAACTAATCCAGATTGGTTAGAACAGTTCAACGCAATTATGAATGCGGCAATGATTGACAGTCAGCGTTTTGGTCGTCCTGCTAATTCAAAACAAATACTTGGTGTTAACACAGACGAATATCAGATTAATACAACGCCAAACACTATGCCTATTGCTAGTTTCCAAAGTGACGTTGACGGAGTGTCGATGGATTTTGAAATTGTGTCAGGCACATCAGTAGATAAAACTTATATATACGAACAAAGTCCACAGCCAGGTGGAGCATTTAATATACTTTATAAAAATGACAAATTAGGATACGGTTCAGAAAACACCGGCTTTTTCTTTATGTTCAAACAAGGAACATTAACAAACCAAGACTTTACTCTAGTAGATCGTATATCCAACAGAACAGTTAATATTAATGTTGAAGGAGTCAACAACAATGACGTTTGGTTATTTGAGCTGAACCAACAAGGAAATACATTAACAGAATGGAGAGAGGTTGATAACATTTTTGCTATTGATAAAACCGGTGGTACAGGAGAGCGTGAAGTTTACCAAACTAACTCAAGAACAAATGATCAAATACAATTACAATTTGGCGATGGTACATTCTCTAAAATACCATTAGGGGATTATAGAAGTTATGTAAGAACATCAAACGGGTTAGAATATATTATTAATCCTGAAGAAATTCAAAATGTCGAAGTACCTATTAATTATGTAAGCCGTAACGGTAGAACAGAAACATTAACGTTGACAGTATCATTACAAAGCCCTGTTTCAAATTCTAAAGCAAGAGAATCTATTAATGAAATTAAAGAAAGAGCGCCAGCGACATTTTACACACAGAACAGAATGGTCAACGGTGAAGACTATAACAACTTCCCATTTACTAGATTTACAAGTATTTTAAAATCAAAAGCACTGTCTAGAACAGGTGTTGGCATTAACAGACAGTTAGACTTGCTAGACCCAACAGGTAAGTACTCATCAACTACGTCTTTTGCTAGTGATGGCATGTTGTACAGATCATTTACAGATCCTACAAAAACATTTAGTTTTGTAGACACAAATGATATTGCTGATGTTATTCAGAATACAGTAGAACCAATTCTTAAGTCTAGAGGATTTAAACATTTCTACTATGACAAATATGAACGTATTAGTTTATCAGGAATTTCTTGGAATCAATCAACTGCTATTGTTAATCAAACAACAGGCTACTTTAAAGATGATGTGTCGGGTGGAGCAACACCAATTAATTTAACATCAAATAATACAAAATATATTGAGGAAGGTGCTCTAGTTAAGTTTGTACCACCAACCAATCAATATTTTGATGCTAATAATAGACTACAGTCAGGAGTACCAACTAAACCAAATGAGAGATTAGAGATATGGGCAACAGTTACTGATCTATATCTTGATGGTACTAATTTTGGTAAGGGCAACTTAGCAGATGGATCTGGTCCTGTAACATTTAATGAATACCTACCTACAGGATGTGTACCAGTTGAAGTTATTCCTAAGTTCACTACAGATTTAACAGTGGCATTTGAAAATCAAATGATTGATCAAATTGAAGTATATCGAGACTTTGGTATTGGATACGATGAAGAAGCTGGAGAATGGTATATTATTTCAACAGATAACATTGATGAAAACGCAGAATACAACACTAACTATGCTAAAAATAAAGACGGATTAAATCGTGACGCATCATGGTTAATACAATTTACTACAGATGGTGAGATTTATACAATCAAATACCGTGACCTAAGTTACTTCTTTGCATCAGTATTGGAAAATAGATTTATTTTTGATTCAAATGCAAAAGTGTATGATCCTAAAACAGGTAAAACAGTCAATGACAATGTTGTAGTATTAAAAACAAATACTAAGCCAGACGCAAACGAAAGTTTAACAAGTGACATTAGACTAGATATTATTGGACAAGAAGTTGAAACAGACGGATTTGTAGATAACTTTAAAGTATTAGTAAGTTTCTCAGATAAAGATTCAGACGGGATTGCTGACAATCCAGATATCTTTAAAGACATAGTAGCACCAACAGTGAGTCCAAATACAAAATATGTATTCTTTGAGCGACAAACAGACTTTGACAACTTAGAAAGATGGGTGCCAATTGCTAGTGGTACTATCAATATGATGTATGCTGACCTAAAAAGTATTGAGCTTAAGAAAAAAGAATATCTGCAAGGTCAAGTATTCTATGCTTATACAGATAAGAAATTTTATCAATTATCAATTACAGGCAGTGAGTTTACGATTACCGAAACTAAGGATTATCGCGTGTCAGTGGGTAGACAGGATATGTTCTTTAGATACATACACAATTCACCAAACACACGCAGAATTGATCCAGCACTGACAAATATTATTGATCTATACCTTGTAACTAACACATACTATTCAACATATTTAAGCTGGATTAAAGACTCAACTGGTAAAGTTACTAAACCAAACCAACCCACCATTGATGAATTAACATTGGCTTATAACTCATTGGAAGATTATAAAATGGCCAGTGATGGTCTAATTCTAAACTCTGTGACATTTAAACCATTATTTGGTGAAAAAGCAAGTTTAGAATTACAAGGTAAAATTAAAGTTATTAGACAAAGCGGAGTAGTAGTGTCAACAGGCGAAATTAAATCACGTGTTGTACAAGCAATGAACGAATACTTTACTATTGATAAATGGGACTTTGGTGATACATTTTACTTCTCTGAATTATCAGCATACCTGCACGAAGAACTAGGTGATATTGTTAGTTCAGTAGTTATTGTACCAACAGACCCAACTAAAACATTTGGTGATTTATACGAAGTTCGTTGTGCACCGAACGAAATTTTTGTTAACGCGGCCACAGTTAATGACATTGAAGTTATAGATGCATTAACAGCAGGCGCTCTTAAAAAGAACTAGGATAAAGAATGGCAAGATTTACTAGAACATTAGACCTATTACCTGAAATATTTCAAACAGAAACCAATCAGAAGTTTCTAAATGCCACTCTTGATCAAATTGTACAGCGTCCCCAACTAAGACGTGTTGAGGGATATGTTGGTCGTAGAACTGGATTAGGTGTCAAAGGTCTTGATAGTTATATATTAGAACAAGACCAAGAACGGGCATCATATCAATTAGAGCCAGCAGTTACATATAAAAAGAAAGACTCATCTGAAACTAAAGACTTTTTAACATATCCAGGCATAGTGGATGCTCTACAGGTAGCAGGTGCTAATGTTAATAGACATGATAGATTATTTGATTCAGAATACTATTCATGGGATCCGTTTGTAGACTACGATAAATTTGTTAACTTCTCACAATATTATTGGCTACCACAAGGTCCTGACTCGGTTGATGTAGGTGCTACTGAAATATCTACTAGTGACGAATATGATGTTACTAGAAATGAATTTGACTATAATCTTAGTGGTGTAGAAGGAACAAACCCAACTATCACAGTTGTTCGAGGCGGCAATTATAAATTTAATGTAGAACAAACAGGTAATCCATTTTGGATTCAAACAAACCCAGGCGCAAATGGTCTTGTTCCAGGTCAGCCAAACCAATCAAGCCGCGAAGTACTAGGTGTTACTAACAACGGTGAGGACAATGGTGTTATTCAATTTAATGTTCCACTAGATACTGAACAAAACTTTTTCTTAAACATGGACACTGTGGCTAAAGTTGATTTAGTTACAGAGTTAAGATTTGATGAAGTTAACAATCAACAGGTAAGACCATTCTTAGACAAGTATGATGGTATTGATGAAGTTACTGATCTACGTAACAGAACAATTATCTTTACTAATAGAAACCCAGGTGACGGTGAAGACTCAGGTTGGAAAAGAGATGACTTATTTGACACTGCACCATATGATGATAATGATACACCTTTTGCTGAATCACAAGACATAGCAACTAAAACAGATCGTTATTCTGTTTATCGTATCGAATATCGTTACGAGGAAGATGAAAATTCACCTCAATTTGATCCTAGTGGTGCAAATCCAATTATGGTACTTAACAAAGTTAAAGAAGTTCCTAACTTGAAAAAAGTACATGTACAGTATGGTACAAAATATAACAATCAATACTTTTGGAAAACAGCTGAAGGGTTCTTTGAAGAACAACCACACATTACAGCAATCAGCAATACTTTATACTATCAAGATCAAAATGATGAAAATAGATTTGGTATTATTCGAGTAGTTGATGCTGTTGATCAATTAACTTTAAACATACAAGATGATATCTTAGGCGCTAAAGAATATACATCACCAACAGGTGTTAAATTTACCAATGGATTAAAAGTACAATTCCGTGGCGGAACACTACCTGAAAGTTATCAAGATAAAGAATACTATGTTGAAGGTGTTGGTACTGCAATTAAATTACTAGCAGTGGAAGATTTTAAAACACCTGAAGACTATACAATTTCAGACAGCGAACCATTTGATGTTAAGGGATATGACGAAGCACCGTGGGACTCAAGTTTAAATGCTCCGGTCAATAAAGATTACTTTACTATCAACAGAGCCTCTGAAGATAAAAATCCATGGACACGCAGTAATCGTTGGTTCCATGTTTCAGTTATTAAAGCAAGTGCAGAGTATAACAAAACAGTTGCTAACTTAGATCAAACAGCACGTGCTAAACGTCCTATCTTAGAATTTAATGACGGTCTTCGTTTATATAACTTTGGTACTGAAGGCAAACGTGCAATTGATATTATCGATCTTAAACAAAAAGACGCACTGAGTAATGTAGCAGGCAAAATAGGGTACAATATTGACAACTTTGGTTTATATGATGGTGCCAGAATTATTTTTGCCGCTGACTTAGATCCTGTGGTACGTAATAAGATTTATGAAGTTAAACTAGTTGATCCTATAGGCATAACAGAAGATCCAGAACAAACAAGTGAAAAAATTATTCAGCTAGTTGAAGCAGATGATGCAGAAGTAAATGCTGATCAAGTTGTTTACTTACAGAGTGGTACAACTTTAAAAGGCAAGAGCTACAGATATACAGGGACAGAGTGGTTAGAAACACAGCAAAAAACAAAAATTAATCAACCACCATTGTTTGATATATTTGATGCTGACGGATATTCGATTAGTAACACTGCTGTTTATCCATCAACAAACTTTAGAGGAACTAAACTATTTTCATACAAAGAAGGTACAGGACCAATTGATCAAGAAGTTGGGTTAAGATTAAGCTACTTAAATATCAACAATGTTGGTGATATTGTATTTGACAACAACTTATACAGTGACACTTTTGTTTACACGATTAATAATGTGTCAACAACAACTGATGTTGGTACCGGATTTGTTAGAAAATACAGAGATAGAACAAATTACAATCTTAGAACTGGTTGGGTTAAGAGCTCCGAAACAACACGACAAGCACAGATATTCACATTTACAGACACAGCAACATGTATATGTGATATTAGACACAACAATGGTGACAATGCTGTGGTTGTTTATGCCGATAATCAGTTTGTGTTACCTAGCGATTATACTGTTACTAGAACAGCAACATCAACTACAGTTACATTTAACGAAACAAAAGAACTAGTACACATTCATGTTATCAGTGATCAAAAGAGTAATATTGCATATTATGAAATGCCTGCAAATCTTAGTGATAATTCTGTTAACGATTCGTTCCCTACAGTTACATTAGGTACAATTAGAAATCATTTTGTTGGACTTGGTCAAAGTCATCCTGACCTTGTTGGTACAGTACTAGGCGAAAATAATTTAAGAGATCTGGGCGACGTCGCAACATACGGAAGACAAATTGTTGAACAGTCGGCACCGATGCAGTTTACAGCAACATTTGCAAAAGATTCAAACATCAACTTCTTTGATTCAGTTGAATATGCATCAAACGAATACGAAAAATTTAAAAATAGATTAATTGATGCCTTAACAAAAAATGATTATCAAGGTACAGCCGCTGAAAGATTAGATCAAGCATTTCAGAGTCTGAATAGAGGACGTAATCCAGATATGCCATTTTACTGGGCAGATACAATACCATGCGGTGAAGTCTATGAAGAAACTAAAATAACAATCACACCAATTGATGATAATGTATTTGACTTGTTATACACATATGACTTTACAAAAGCAAACTATCGAGGTCTGGTAGTTTACTTAAATGATGAACAATTATTAATCAACACAGACTACACAGTGGCAACAGATGGACCTAGACTAACAATTAGTAAAACACTGACTGTGGGTGACGTTGATAAGATTAGAGAATACGAATCAACTCAAGGAAGTTTTGTTCCGCCTACACCAACTAAATTAGGATTGTTTGATAGATTTAAACCTGAGTTCTTTACAGACGATTCATATACAACATCGCAGACAATCTTACAAGGCCATGATGGTTCTAGAATGATTGCGTTTGGTGATAACCGTGATGAAGTGTTATTAGAATTTGAACGTAGAATCTACAACAACATCAAAGTTCCACTAGACAGTAAAATACCTCTACGTTGGTATGATGTTATTCCAGGTAAGTTTAGAACTACAGACTACACTGATGCTGAAGTTACAGAGCTAATGGGAGAAAGTTTCTTGTCATGGGTAGCATGGAACAAGTTAGACTACAAAGAACAAGAGTACGATAAAGACAATAAGAAAACTTGGAACTACTCAACAGCAACGGACAGAGTAGACGGTGAACTACTTAAAGGTGGCTGGAGAGGCAACTTATATAAATTCTACGATACAGATGTTCCTCACTTACGTCCTTGGGAAATGTTTGGATTCAGTGAAGAACCTGAATGGTGGCAACGTCAATATGGTCCAGCACCATACACAGGCGATAACCTAGTATTATGGGACGACATGGCCAATGGTGTTGTAGCACATCCGGATGGTGACTATGTCATTGAAGAATTTAAACGCCCAGGCTTACAATCAATTATTCCAACAGGCGATGAAGGACAATTAGAAGCAAGTTTTGATGTATTAGTTAATAATTACGATTTGAAAAGTACAGAAAAATCATGGCAAGTAGGTGACATGGGACCTACAGAAACTGCGTGGAGACGTAGTTCAGCATATCCATTTGCTGTTATGAAACTACTAGCAAAAACTAAACCTGCACAGTTCTTTAGCCTAATGGCAGACAGAGATAGATACAAATACTCAACAGAGTTAGATCAATATGTTTATGATTCAAGATATAGATTAACTTCAAACAATATTGAAATATATGGTCAAGGCACTATCAAACACTCATACATTAACTGGTGTGTTGACTTTGCACGTAGACAAGGTATTGCTGACAAACAAGCAATCGTTGATACTTTCCGTAATACAAAAATACAATTAGTTTATAGAGCAGGCGGCTTTACAGACAAACAATACTTAAAAGTGTTTACTGAAAAAACATCACCTAACTCATTGAACTCTAGCTTATTATTACCAGACGAAAGTTATGAAGTATTATTATACAATAATGAACCTTTTGATGAAGTAACTTATAGTTCAGTTATCGTGCAAAAAGTTGCAGGTGGCTATGCAGTCTACGGCAACTCAAAAGAACAGTTATACTTTAGAATATTCCAATCAATACCAAACGGTAACTACAAAAATGTTCAAGTAGGTAATGACACTGTTAGAATGAGCTTAGACTTTTCTAACAAAGAAGTACTAATACCATATGGTTATACATTTACTAACAAAGGTGCATTAGTTGACTTCTTAGTAAGTTACGGACAATGGCTAGAATCAAAAGGCTTTATATTTGAAGACAAAGAAAATGATTATATTTTAAATTGGGGGCAAATGGTCAACGAGTTCCTGTACTGGAATCAACAAGGATGGCAAGAAGGTGCGATAGTTAATTTAAATCCTGCGGCCAACGAACTTAAAATATCAAAACCGGGTGCAGTAGCAACACCTATTCTAGGTAGACGTGCTGATGAGTTTGTATTGAACCAAAATCTTCAACCTATACATAAAGATAATTTAGTATGGCATAGACTTGACAATGATCTGATTATTAAAACATCTGAAGATGATTCAATTAATTACATTAAAGTTAAGTTCACAAGCTACGAACATGCACTAGTATTTGATAATACATCAATCTTCAATGACTTAATGTATGATCCAGCAACTGGTGCAAGACAACACCGATTAAGATTAGTAGGAACTGTGTCAGATAACTGGGACGGAACAGTTAACGCTCCTGGCTTTATTATGAATCAACCTAACGTTGAAGTCTGGCAAGATAATACAGAGTATTCAAAAGGAGACATTGTTAAGTATAAAAACAAATATTACTCTGCACGTACACGAATTAATCCCGCCGAACTATTTGACTTTGCAGATTGGACAGAAACAGAATACGAATCAATCAAAACTGGTCTGATTCCAAACATAGCATTAAAAGCACAACAAAGTGAAGACTATTATGATTTATCGGCGGCTAACTTAGAATCAGATGCTGATTTATTAGGCTTTGGGTTAATTGGCTTCCGCCCAAGAGATTATATGCAAGGACTTACACTAGATGATGTGAGTCAGACAAATGTTTACAAAAACTTTATTGGTAATAAAGGTAGTAAACAAGCAACGGATTTATTTAAATCTGCTAAACTTGATAAAGAACTAGCAGACTATAACATATTTGAAAACTGGGCTGTGCGTTCAGGCTTATATGGTGCTACATCTAACAGAAGTTATGTCGAAGCACAATTAATCAGCGACAAACTAACAGGTAACCCAGCAACACTTAAGATCACAAACGAAACAAACGGATCTACAGTTAACCAGACAGTGAGAGTAGATGACATTTATAAGTCAAGCTATAAAGTAAACAATGGTAATATATTACCAACTGTTGACTATCAGAATGTTGAAAACTCACTACCATCAGCAGGATTTGTAAATGTTGAAGATGTTGATATCAAAGTTTATGAACTAGCAGATCTAACAGCAATTGAAGAAAATATTAACAAAATTACTGAAGGCACTAAGATTTGGGTAGCAAAAGATAACAACTACTCTTGGAATGTTTATAGATCAACACTGCTACGTAATGAACCTATTAGAATAGTTGATAACCTAGACGAAACATCAACAGTAACATTTAACGGTCATCATACATTAGTAAAAGATGATATTGTTGTGTTTAGATTCTTTGATAGATTAACAGGCGCATTTAGAGTTAAGTCGACACCACAGTTAAATAAAATTGTAATTGACTTATCATTGCCTGATGAAATAACAGCACTTGACGATCTTGGCGTAGCGTTTGTATTACAGTCGAGCAAAGTTACACAAGGTAGCGATATTGCAGACTTATCATACATTCATTCAGTTGACACAGGTGAAAAGATCTGGGTAGACGGCACACGCTGGAAAGTGCTAGAGAAATTTAATCCGTTTAACGATAGAAACAATACCTGGAGTAAAACACTTAAAGCACCTCAAGCAGATTCAAACTTTGGTCAAGTTGTATCACAAACACCAGATGGGCTAACAAGTTTAATTGGTGCACCAGGTTGGGAAAGTGGTAGAGGTAGTGTTTATGTATTTGGTCAAATTGGTACTGGAGATATTCAGGAAGGCACACAATTACATCTAGGCAAAACTTCTAGTGTAATTGAAAAAGAAATTTTAGAATACGGTAGTGCAATTGATTCAGCTGATGGCGGCTGGAGCATTGTAGGTGCACCAGGATCTAAAGATGACGAAGGACTCGCAGTAGTCATTGACCAAACAACTAGTGGCGTTATTCGTGAATCACAATTTTTAACAGTACCAGGTAACGAATCCGGTGATTCAACAACTAGCCGATTTAGTCAAGCAGTTGCAATTAGTCCTAATTCAAAATGGATTTATGTAGGTGCACCAGGTAACGAAAAAGTCTACACATATCAACGTAGAGATTATGAACAGCAAGAATATGAATTCTTAGGAGACGGGTCAACGATAGTATTTAATATTGATGAATACATTACTGTAGACGACGAAACACAGGTTGCTGTTAACATCGATAATATTATTCAAGTACCAGTAACTGACTTTACAGTGTCTGGTAGCCAGATTACATTTACAGAAGCACCTAAGGATGGAGCCAGAGTTGAAATGGTACGCAAGTATACCTGGCAAGAAGAAGGTGATGGTGTAACTACAACATATGATATTAGCTCAATTTATCATGCTACATCAATTGACAAATTTAGAGTATTGATTGATGAAGAATTATTAAGACCTAACTATGATTATACATTCAACGAGTTAACACAAGAAATTACATTTACACTAACAAACAAATCCGGTGCAAGTATTGCGCCTCCAGCTAATTTATTAATACAGGTATTTGCAGAGTCATATTATGAATATGTTAACTCTATTAGTAATCCTGGTGTGTTAGGGAATGGATTTGGATCAAGTTTAGCCACAACAAGAGATGGCAGACAACTAATCATTGGTGCTCCTAAGGGCGAAGGAATTGACTCAAGTGACAACGTAGGCAGAGTGTTTGTGTACGACAGAGACACAGAGCGTTTCCAAGTTAAAGATAATACAACACTAGCATTCACAACTACAAAAGACATACAAGGTCAACCAACAGTATTAATTAATGATCAAGTACAAGTCAATGATGACGATTACTTGTATGCAGGAACATATACGGTTGCAGGTAATACAGTAACAATAGATGATGCCTCAGTTGATCTAGGTGACATTGTTGAAGTTGAAACTAACAACTTTGTATTAGCAGGTGAGTTACATCAAGAAGAAGCTATGGAAAACTCACAGTTTGGTTATGCAGTAAGAGTATGTCCAACTAACTGTTCAATGTATGTAGGTGCTCCGCAAGATAGCAAAACTGCTGACTCAGCAGGATCAGTAACACGCTTTGTTAACAGATCAAGATTATATGGATCAACAATGGGTTCAACAGCAAACCCAACTATTACAGTAGGTGATGCACTAAGAATTAACAACTATTATGTTAGAGCAACAGGTACAACAGTAGAAAGTTATGTAGATGATATTAATAATGCTGGCCTTCCAAACGTTAAAGCAAGTGTTGTTGATGGCAAAATTAAAATTGAGTTGATCAATGTAAACGCGGCACCTGCGGCTAACAAATTGTTTATCTATCCAGGCACTGGAGTAATACATGAAGATCTTGGTATAGATATATTCCCAAGAATGCAAACAATTCATAATCCATATCCAATTGTTAATGCAAGATTTGGACATAGTTTAGATATTTCGAGTGATGCGTTAAGTATTATCATTGGGTCACCTAATGGTGCTACCAATTTAGAAGTCACACTAGATGCAAGTACAACATTAATTGATGCAGGTGCTACTAAAATTAAAGATATACAAACACAAAGTGGTGCTGTTTATACATACGACTATTTGGAAAGTGATGTAGACACTTATTCTAATCCAGGTAAGTTTGTATTTGGGCAACAGATTACAGACAGTTTAGTACATCCACTTAGTGAATTTGGTACCAGTGTTGATTACTGTAATGCTAAACTACTAATTGGTTCACCTAAACACCTAACTAACGATAATGTTAACGGCAGAATTGTTAGATTTAATAACGAAACATTTACACCAGTATGGCAAGAAGTTGAAAAAGAAACTGATGTAGTTAACACTGAATTAATCAACTCAGCATTTATATACAATAAAACAACTGAAAAAGTCTTAACTTACTTAGATTATATTGATCCTCTACAAGGAAAAATATTAGGTGCGGCCCAACAAAACATTGACCTAACTATACCAAATGATCCAGCAAACTATAACAATGGTACTGAAAATAACTTTGGCATGGCCTGGGGTAACGAACACTTAGGCACAGTATGGTGGGACGTTTCTACTGCTAAGTTTATTAACTACAATCAATCAACAGCAGACTATCGTGCTAAACGTATAGGTAACTTATTCCCTGGTTCAAGTATCGACATTTATCAATGGATATCAAGTGATGTACCGCCAAGCGAGTACGAAGGTGAAGGTACAGTTTATTCAACAGAATCATTCTCGACACTTAGTGATGTCAGACAAGGTGGCGAAGTTGTAGTCAAGTACTATTATTGGGTCAAAGGGCTAACATCAGTTGATAGAAATTCTGGCAAAACTCTAAGTCCATTAACAATACAGCAATATATTGAAACACCTAAGTCAAGTGGGATTCCTTATATAGCAATGGTTGACACAGGTACATTTGCATTATTTAATAGCCAAGGTTATGTATTAGATACTGACTCGGTATTACATATTGAATTTGATAAAATTAAAACAGATAACAATGTTCACATTGAATTTGAATTAATTAGAGATAATGATCCAACGCAGTTCTTAAGTGATGGTTTATATCGTAAGTTCCTAGATTCATTCTGTGGCACAGATACTGCAGGTAACAAAGTTCCTGACTCTAATCTATCAATAACAGATAGACGTGGTGTAGAATTCCGTCCAAGACAAACAATGTTTGTTGATAGATTTAAAGCCTTAGAGAATTATATTACAGCAACAAATAGAATACTTAAACAAATACCAGTAACTGAAATTAGATCATATCCTTTACTTGAAAGCAAAGAAGAGATTCCTGGTAAGCCAACAGGTGCATGGGATATTGAGTTAAATGATATTGCTGAATTGAGCTATCAAACAATTAATATTGATCCAATTGGACGTAAGTATCTTGTTAAATCAGACGAGAATAATAGTGGTCTTTGGACTATCTATACATTACAGTCGAATAGAACATTATTATTAACACGTGTACAAAATTATAAAACAACACGCTATTGGGATTTAGTTGATTGGTACGCAGAAGATTATAACATTTTAGATAAACCAAGTAAAGAAGTTAATCAATATGCAGACTTAGGCACATTAACAGATGCAATTTTAGGCACAGTTGTTAAAGTACGTTCAAACGCACAGAATAAATTTGAAATTTACAGATTAACTAATGCAGGATGGGAGCGTGTTGGTCTAGAAAAAGGTACAATACAGATTAAAAAGAGTGTGTATGATTACGATCAAGAACGCAACGGATTTGACAACGAAGTGTTTGATGCTCAATACTTTGACCAAGAAGCAGTTATTGAATTAAGACAAATTATTAAATCATTAAATGAAGAAATATTTGTTGATGATCTAGCAAAACATAGAATTGATTTAATTACATTAATGTTTAACTATGTTTTAAGTGAACAAAAATCAACTGACTGGTTAGTAAAAACAAGTTTAATTGATGTTCAGCATAATCTGCGTGAACTTAAACAGTTTGATATATTAAGACGTGATAATCAAGACTTCCTACAACAATACATTAAAGAAGTTAAGCCATATAGAACACAGATCAAAGAATTTAATCTAGTGTATAAAGGCGATGATGTGTATTCAGGTGATGCAACTGACTTTGATTTACCTGCTGAATTTAATACAACATTAAACAAGTACATATCTCCAAGACATGTATTAGATCAAGAAGACATTACAGGCGAAGGTGTTTATCAGCTAGACAATGTAATTTGGTCTACTGGCAAATATTCAATGTGGAGACAAAACTTTGCACTATCAATTGAAAGTGTAACAGTGATTGAAGGAGGTAGTGGTTATACAGAACCTCCAGAATTAATCATCACAGGTGAGTGCGATATACCTGCTGAAATGACAGCAAAGGTTTCTACGGCAGGTGAAGTAATTGCTGTAGTTGTTGATTATCCAGGTGCAGGATATACGTCAACCCCAGTTATTACACTCAAAGGTGGTAACGGTGAAGGAGCCAAATTAGTTGCTGTTACCGCGCCTGGTGATGTAAGAAGTTATAAAACAACAATCAAGTTTGACCGATATCAACATTCAACTAACGTAGTTGATTGGACAGCCGAAACAGCGTATGATCAAGATCAACTAGTACGTTTCAATAATAAAGTTTATAAGGTAACCTGGGGTGATGGGTCAACACTAACAAAAGCAACATTCGATCCATTGGACTATGAATTAGTTGATGTTACAGATTTATCAGGTGTAGATCGTACAATGGGCTTATACCAGCCAGGCGCTAACTATCCTGGATTAGACTTATCATTATTAGTGTACGGTACTGAGTATCCTGGTGTTAATATGATTGGTCCGGACTTTAGTTCTAACACAGGCTATGATGTAGGTAACTTTGATACTAATCCGTGGGACAACATTGACTTTGACGAAAATGGTAAACCAAGTTATTCAGAAACTATTCTTGATGCCAAATACCTAGGCGGTGATTACTCAGGATCAGCAACAACGCAATATGATGTAGTAACTGAAACTAAAGTGTTTGATTTAACAGTTTCACAGCCAGACGCGGCTCATATGAATGATAACTTTGAACAAGATGATCCGTGGCTATGGTCATGGGATTCAGATTTTTATAGACCAACAGGCGGAACACTTGAACAAGACCCTAACATTACTCTACAGCGAGGATCAACATATAAATTTAGAAACTTCTCATATGGTCATAGTTTATTCATTAAGACACAAGCACTTAGTGAGGAAGAATTTTTAGCAGGCAATACAGATTTATACAAGCTAGGTGAAGATGACGGCGTTATTAACAACGGTGCTAAAAGAGCAACAGTTGAAGATAAAACACCAGTTACTGTTACCTGGACTGTGCCTTTAGACTATCCGCACGATACTGTTGTGATTCAACACAGCCAATATGGTATGGAAGACACTCTTAAAATAGCAGGCGAGATTATTACTAATGATACATCAAGACCAACAGACATTGATGTTGTTGGTGGCGCCTTTGTTGATAGTTACAATAGTCATGCTCCGCAAGAATTAGTACCAGGTGCAGTATTTGATACACTTAATATTCAAGTTACTACAAGACCAGGTGAGGACTACACAAACCAAGGCTGGTCAGGACAGAGTCAAACTAAGTTTGTTGAATTCAATGGCACAGACAGAACAATCAGTTTTGATGGATTAATTGATGTACCGTTTGCTGTATTAGCATACGAAGTATCAACTGGTAAACAACTAGTGTTTGAATATGGTGATACACCAGTTGACACAGTTGACTACACAATCGATTGGAACGCTAAAACAATTACACTAACAGATGGAAGATTCTCAACAGGTGATATCATTGGTGTAACAGCACACGGTGTTGGTGGCGGTAATCAACTGTTAGTTGAAGACTATGTAGCAGGCGACTACCTAACAACAGACGGACATGCAGAAATCATTTTACCAGTAGATCATGAGCAAATTAAAAACTTAGAAGTTTTAGTCAATGGTGAAAAAATTACTAACTGGACACTAGAAACATATGAAACATATCATACTAAACTAGGTATCGGTACTAGAGACTTAACTGGCGACGGTGCTCCAGATGTAGACCAGGTTGTTAGCTCAGCAGTTGGCGGAGGCGTAGCAGATTCAGAATACAACAACGGTGCAATTAGTAATGTCACTGGTAATGGTAGTGACTTCTTCAAACGTGAAGTTACTGTTAACGGTGTAAGAATTATGGCGGCTGGCACAGTGGGCGGACAAACAGCAGTTCCAGATGCGTTTACAGAAAAAGTTGCACGTATGTTTGAACTATTTACAGATCCAAATGGCTCAGGCATTAATGAAGAATATCAAAGAAACTTAATTAAAACACTGAGTGGTGATGCAGGAACTTATCACGAAGGCTTACCGACTATACAAAGAGTAGCAAGAGGTGCAGGAGCAGATTACTCTCCAAACTTCTTAACTGACGAAGGTGTTGCTAGTTGGAATTTAACAGACTTGTTTGATAATACCGTTCAAAACGATATGGTTTGGTATTTGAACTCAACTGGTGATGGGTATGGCGACGGTGATACAGACGCACAAGAAGTTATTGAACACGTATTCCACACACTACACATGCACGGGTTACCTGCAGACGATATAAAACTATATCAGTTCTTAGCCGCTGACTGGCAGACAGGTGATTTGTATGCCGCAATGGAAGAAGCATACGATGCCGGCAAGTGGGATCCATCGGGTTATCTTGACAATCCAGATGATTGGAAAACAGATGCAGATGCATTTGAGGTAGCCGCAAAAGAATACTTATACTTGTTGAATTTCTGTATGTTTGAATACACAGAATTATGGGACGGTGGAAGTCTTGCTCCAGAGTGGTCAGACGATATGCGTACCCAAGCAGGCATTCTAGCAAATAACCCATTAGGTTATGCGTTCCACAACACATATATCGCTCCAGTAATTAGTAAGCCATCACTCGCAACAATTAGAAGCATATTCCAAGATGGTAACACACCAGAACAAGACAATCCAGCACTAGCAGGAGAATCAGGATATGTGGTAGACGTCATTGGGGGTAGTAGAGCATTACAGTCAACAGACTACATCCATATAGCAGTATTAGGCTTTTCAGGATTAGATACAGTGAGTACACTATTACTAGAATACGATCCAGATGTCCACTGTGATGTTTCATATCCTAAAGTTGACAGTATGTATGTAACAGATGCAAGTGAATATGTATATCCAATAGCACAGGATATTCACGACCAAGGCATTAATCCTGAGTTTGCTATTGTAACATTAAATGGAGAAAGACTAAGACCACCCGAAGGTTTAGAATGGACTGGCGACGGATCAACTGTTGACTTTACTTTAGATCTACAAACAACACTAGGTCAAGGATTAATTGCTGATAACGACTTATCTGTTTACGTTGATGAGTATGAACTACAACTATATGCTGACTACATACTATCACCATACGATGGGTCAAGCGACAGAGTAGTTACTCTACAAAATGCTCCAGCAGATGGATCGAAAGTTAAAATATTTGTAGACACAGGTGCAGACTATAAAATTCATAGACATACACATGACCCAATACACGTAGAGGCCGCATGTATTCACATTAAGTCAACTGGACTTACATTAAATGTTGGTGATCATATTGCTGTAACATCATTTGGCTTTACTGATGAATTAGATGGTATGACCAAAGTGTATCAAGGTCCAACACAGTCAGGCTTTACCACAAGAACAACATTTGACTCAGTAGGCTTTGACACAGAAGCAGGCTTTGATAGACAAGTTGGTGTTACTATTGATCAGTCAGTTTACTTCTTAGGTAGAACTATTACATTACCTGAACGTTTAATTGTTCATGTAAATGGTCAACGTAAGTTCTATGGTACAGATTGGAAAATGTTGGATGGCGATAATAGATACATTGAGTTCTACTCAGTAAATGTACAAGCAACTGACATTGTAACAGTAACATTAAGAACAGAAAATATTGTACCTAACGCAATGACATTTCAGATCTTTAAAGACATGAATGACACAGCAGGTATTTGGAGATGTGGTGAAGAATCAATATCAACATTGGTGCAACAAGTTGAAAGAGATGATGACGTTATCTATGTCAGAGATGCAAGTAAATTACCTGAGCCAGATTTAGAAAACGGTGTATTTGGATTTATTATGATTGGCGGAGAGCGTATTAGTTACAGAAATAGAGATCTAGTAACAAACACGGTAAGCAATCTACGTAGAGGTATACATGGTACAGCAATTACTACACACGTTGTAAACTCAGATGTTGTTAACATGTCAAGTAACGAATATGTAGATTGGAGTTATACACAATCACTGTATGCTAACGATGGTAAACCGTTAACGCAGACAGATACGGTTCCAGCCAAGTTCTTAAGAAGGGCGAATTAAGTAGGATAAATATAGTATGGACGATAAACAAGATAAAGAAACTATGGAAAATAAAAAACCTGATGAAACTTCTGGTGTACTAATTGAAGGTCATATTAAGATCTTTGATCCTAACACTAAAGAAGTATTAGTAGACAAGCGTAATGCTATTCATTATGAGAATTTCTCAAACAGTTTAGCACAGGCTATGGCTAATAAAAACATAGGTCACATTTATCAAATGTCATTTGGTAATGGTGGATCAAGTGTAGACTCTACTGGAGTTGTTACATATCTACCTCCAAATACCGTAGGTAAAAATGCTGACTTATACAACGAAACATATCAAAAAGTTGTTGATGATACATCAGCATCAAACACTGATCCAAGTCGTAACAAACTTACAGTGTTACACACATCAGGCAAGGTCTATACAGATATTTTAGTAAGTTGCTTATTGGACTACGGTGAACCTGCAGGACAAGAAGCATTTGACAACTCAACAAGTCTAGATGGAGAGTATGTATTTGACGAGTTGGGTTTAAAATCATGGCAAGGTAGTGCTACTGATTTAGATTTAGTAACACACGTGATATTCCACCCTGTACAAAAATCATTAAACAGACAGATTCAAATTGATTACACGGTGAGAATACAAACATTAACCAACCTTTCTAGTACTTAATAAGTGCTAATATAATAGGTTGTGATAAATAATACTATAAAGGATACGGAGTATTAAAAGATGGCATATACAATTAATTTAACAGATGGTACTATATTTGCTACAGTAGCAGACGGTACTATTAACACAGATAGTTCGCTTACAGTTGTAGGTAAAAACTATGCTGGTTATGGTGAGTTCTTAAATGAGAACATGATCAAACTATTGGAGAGTGGTGCAAATACTACTCAACCTTCAGCACCTTTAACAGGTCAGCTATGGTTTGATAAAAGCGGTGGCTTATTAAAAGTTTACAACGGTTCACAATTTAAAAACTTAGGTTCAGCAACAGCAAGTACAAGTGCACCTACATCAGTAGTTACTGGTGACTTATGGTTTGACTCGACAAACAGTCAACTAAAAGTGTATGACGGTGCAAGTTGGATCTTAGTTGGTCCAGCATTTACAGCAGGTACAGGTACTTCAGGTGCTATTGTTGACACAATCGAAGACACAGGTGGTACAGATCACGTTGTTGTTAAGATGTTCGTAGAAGATAGTATTGTTACTATCGTTTCTAAAGATGCAACATTTACTCCATCAGTTGCTATTTCAGGATTTGCAACAATTGGTCCTGGTGTGAACATGAGTTCAACAGTTGCAAATGCTATCTTTAATGGTAAGGCCGCTAACGCAGAATTGTTAGACGGTGTTGATTCAACAGGCTTTTTATCAGCAACAGGAAATGACACAACATCAGGCACACTAGGTGTGCTAAATGATACAGGTCTTGCAGTTGGTGTAGATAGTGACATGAGAGTAAGCGTATCCGGCTCAGACGTTACTATTTCTAACCAAACTTCAGATGGTGACTTAAAACTTTCAGTTAACGACGGTGGTTCACAAACTACAGTTATTAACATTGATGGTGCTACAAGCTCATTTAACCCAGGTGCTAACGCAACAATTAACATGGGTACTAGCTCATTAAAATACAATACAATTTATGCCGTTGAGTTTAACGGAACTGCTACTACAGCAGAATATGCTGACTTGGCTGAACGTTTTGAAGCAGATGCAGAATATCAGCCAGGAACAGTGGTTGAATTAGGTGGTGCTAAGGAAATTACTAGAGCATCAAGTGAATTAAGTGATGAAGTATTTGGTGTTATTTCAACCAGAGCGGCATACTTAATGAACGCAGGTGCTGGTAGCGATGCTACACACCCACCAGTTGCTATGTCAGGTAGAGTACCTGTTAGAGTAATTGGCACAGTAAACAAAGGTGATCGTTTAGTTTCAGCAGGTAACGGCTTAGCTAGAGCGGCACTAAAAACAGAAGTCAATAACTTTAACGTTATTGGCCGTGCTTTAGAAACTAAATATAGCGAAGAAGAAGGCACAGTTGAAGCGATTGTAGCAATCGTTCACTAATTTTTAACATAGGAAATAGTAAAAATGGCATATACCGCAGGCGATACAATTTTAGATGACGAATATAACACGTTCGTCACTGGTGATGCGGCTGGTACAGGCACACATACAGTAGCAAACGTTAACTCAGTATGGGGTGCAGGTACAGACGACAAAGGTTGGGGACAATCTGGCACAATTTCATCAGTATCAGCTGGAACAACAATTTCAGCAACACAGTGGAATAACTTTTTAGGTCGAATCGAAACACTAGCGGCTCATCAAGGTTCTACAGTAACAGATTACTCAGCATTAACAACTGGTGATACAATTGAAGCATACGCAACAGTATCAACAGACTTATCAACAGTTTATAATAACAGATTTGACTGTGCCGCAGTTGGTACAGCAATCTCAACAACAAGTTCATCAACAGCAACTTGGACAACATCAGTTAATACAACACTTGATTTAGATTTTTCAAGTGCGGCAACAGCTCGTTATTTCTTTAACGCAGGTGGCACAATAAGATTGTCATTTAGCCGTTCAGGTGGTACATCAAACGATAAAAACACTGAATGGACAGATTTATGTACACGTTCAGGAACAGTTGTACTTTCAGGTTCGTCTAGCCACACTGTTAACAGTGAATCACTAACAGGTACAACTAAAATTGGTGGATCAGCAGGTGGTGCAGGTTCAGCAGTTTCAAGCATTAACTATCACGGATTAACTGGTACACTGCAACAAATCTTTATTCAGTACGCTGACACAGCACCATACACTGCTAACTACATTAAAGTAGAAGCATTAGACAACGGTTCAGGTAAAGTACAATTAAAAGTAACATTCCAAGATGACGCGGCTGATACAGGTAACCCAACTTATCCGTTATCAGGCACAAACCCACAATCATTAGATAAAGTAGACGGTACTCTAACAGTATCAGCTTCAGCTGTTCCACCAGCAACTACACATATCTCTAATTCATGGGGTACTCCAGCTTGGACAACTTCAGAAGCATTATAAAATAGTTTCCATTTTTACTATTTGATAAAAGGTCTTTTTTTCCAAAGGCCTTTTATTTTGGCCATAAGTAT